CTAACCAGATATTAGTTCAATAGCGGTGCGCAGTTCTGAAAGGGTTTTATGGGTATAGACACGTTCACCCACTTCTTTTGATTTGTGACCCATCATCAAATCAATGCAAACCTTGTTTGCCCCGGCTGAATCCAAGCGTGATCTGAAGGTGTGGCGGCATTCATGCGGGGTGTGGGTCTGTCCAAGCTGTTCCATGATGCCGTTCCAGAAGGTGTAATATTGGGTTGCGCTGATTTTCTTCCCATTCATGGAAAACAGATAGGTGTTTCCTTCATTCACACGGCGTTCAACGATGCTTTGAATTTTTGAATGAATGGGAACAATGCGCCCTTTGCCGTTCTTGGTCTTGATGCCCCCTTTGAAGGTCATTTCCTTCAGGTCAACATCAGCCGTTTTGAGGGTCAGAAGTTCACCGATGCGCCAACCAGCATACAGGAACACCAAGACCGAATCCACCCATTCCTGATCTGCAATTTTCCAAACTGCTTGAACTTCTTCATCCGTGAACGGCTGCTTGCTGGTTTCGGGTATGGGTTCGGCAGTTATCAGGGTGGAATACATCTTCTGAATCACATCCAGTTCCATTGCGAAACGGTCAAGATGACCGAACAGGTTTTTGATTGCCCATTGGGTGCTGTACCCACATCCACACCCGTCAATGCAATCTTGCATGTGGAAAGAGCGCAGTTCCTTGTATTTCATGGCCTGAATTGCTGTGCAATGCTTGAACGCTGATTTCAATGAACCCTGAAGGGAATCCCCCAACTTGGGCAGCTTCTTTTCAGCCCATTTATCATACAGTTCTTTGACCGTGATTTTTGAAGCGTTAATATCAAAAGGGTTTCGGTTATATTCTGCAAGGGCAATCAACCCTTCTTCCCGTGTTGCGTAATATCCAATGGTTTCATAGACGGGATAACCCCGTTCATCCCAACCTTTGGTTTTCCTTGCTGTGTAGGGTCTGCGCCGATTGCCTGACAGCTTGACAACCGTTCCATACCCGTTAGGGTTCTTCATAATGCAACCTTCCTTTCCCTGTTACGGTTGGTGTTACACTTCAGGCGGCTAAAGCGTAACACGAAAAAGCCTTATATTTCAGGGGTTGTTACGGTTGTTTCGCTTGTTACGGTTGATTTCAACTTCTTATATAAAATTCTCATACATGATGAATAATTAAATATATAAAATAGAGAATAACCGTAACACCGTAACATCCGTAACGAGGAAAGACGTTGCTGAAATGCCTGATTTGTGGTAGAATAGGCATGACAACGCCTTTCAATGCTTGGGTGGTGTTTGTCTGTCCGTGTCAAGGGTGGTAGCTTGGCACGGGCTTTTTTGTTTACGGAAGTTCGATCTGGGCAGCTTCTTCAATGATCTGTTCCAAACGGATTTTGAATTTCAATTCAACTTGTTCTGAACTTAACGGGATGAAAAACCATCTTTCCTTTACATCACAAAAGATAAGGTGGATTCCGCTATTCCCAAACAACGATTTGAAACGATTCTGCAAAGGTGCGGTGTTCAGGTCATTGGCAAAATCTTCCCGTGAACAAAGTTCCAATACAGCAGTTAAAATGAACTGTTCAAGTTCTTCTGAATTCAAACTGGATAAATCCAGTTTATCAAGGGGCAAGGATTCATGATCTGATTCAGCCAATGCGAATGCCGGAAGGCACAGTAAACAGAGCAGCAGACAAAGCAGCTTCTTCAAAATCAATCTTCCTTTCTGTACTTGGGAACGTCAAGCAAGTCTTGGATGTTCCCAAGTGCTTTTTGCTTTCCGGCGTTATTGAGTTGAACAAACGCTGAAAGCATTTGAACCGCTTCTTTTCCATACTGCGCCTGAAGAAGTTCAATCAGGGAAACTTCTTCCGCAACCTGTTTGGAATTTTCTTCCCAACGCGCCCGAACTTCATCCATGTTCAGGGGTTCATCATCAAGAAGCTGACAAGGGTTCACACTAAACACATTCGCAAAGGCAAGAATCTTGGATTGGGTCAGTTCATTGATGTTCAATTCAATTTTGTTGATGGTTGACCTGGACTTATACCCCAACATGGTTGCAAGCTGTTCCTGACTCCATTCACGTTCTTCACGAAGCTGTTTGATTTTTTCACCGATGGTCATTGAAAAAATCACCGTCCTTTCCTTGTTCAGTATACCATTGAATAGATTTTGAATCAACAAAAATTTAGAAAAATTCAAAAAATGTGTTGACAAGCAATCTACAATGTGGTAATATCCCCTTGTAGATGGTAAATCTACACACCACCCAACCCGTTCCCGGACAGTCTACCACCTGTCCGGGAAGCACCACCCAAACATTGAAAGGACTGGTGAAATCAATGAATGTACGTTTCATGTACAAGATGGCGCAGGAATTCCCCGAAATCATGACCCCTGAAACCAAACGCCTGATTCGTAAAGAGCTTTCCCGTGGTTCTGACCCCTTGAAAAACAGTATTCGGGAAGCAGCCCGTGTGATTTTCCACCCTGAAGGTGACGGCTGTTCCGAATATCGCATTTACCCTGACCACGGTGAAACGGATGAAGAAATCCGTGAATGGATCGATGAAATGTGGATGCACGTTTTCAGCCCCTACGATTGCACCGGGCAGGTGTTCACCGTTGACATTCATTGGAAGCGCGTTCCTGCTGGTATCGTGTTGATTCATGTTAAGGGACTGGACATTTGAAAGGGGTGCTGACCATGACTATCAAGGATAAACTGAATCTGATGGATGAAATCAAGGCTGTGAATGAATCCCGTGTGAAGGCGTTTCTGGAAGAAGGCAAGTTTTTCAAATCATGGTTAATTGACTATGCGGCGGTTTTGGAAGATGGTTCGACCATCGAAACGGAACGGGGAACTGACTGTGAACCCTTCATCATTGCTGCTCCTGATATTGCCGGGGCGCTGTACTGTGCTAATGATCTTCTGACCACCATTGCCCCCGGACAGGGCTGGAAAAAGTGGATGATCTGGAACATCGGCATTGTGGAAGATCAACTGTTTTGACCAAAGGGGCGAAAGCCCCGCCTAATGCGGCTTCCTGAAAGGGAACGGGTCACAAGCCCCGGAAAACGCAGAGTGGGCGAACCTTGAAACCTTAATATCAAAAGGCGTTGAGGACGGAAACCAGAGCGCCAAGCGGCAACCATGCCGTGACCCCTGAAGGGTAAGCGTAACCCTGGACGGGATAGCGTGGGCAATGCTGGTGTGGTCGGTTGTCACAACGTATAGGAGACGTGCAGAACCTTTTATATAACTATGCCCAAACAAGGGCTATTGGCTTTTCAAAAAAAAGCGAGGTAAAACCAATGAACGAAATGACTATTTTCCAGAATCCCGAATTCGGACAGGTGCGAACCATCACCCGCAACGGTGAACCGTGGTTTGTTGCCGTGGATGTATGCAGGGCATTGGGATTCAAGAATCACAAGGATGCTATTGCTTCTCATGTTGATAGAGAAGATAAGTATTTGTTTCTAAGGTCGGAAAACGCGACCTTAGAAATTCCTAATCGTGGTTTGAATATCATCAACGAATCCGGCCTGTATGCCCTTATTTTCGGAAGCACTCTTGAATCAGCCAAGCGTTTCAAGCATTGGGTGACAAGTGAAGTGCTTCCTTCTATCCGTAAAACGGGGTCATATACCGTTTCCAAGTACAAGCCCAAGGCAACCAGCGTGGGTGAAGTGGTAAACCTGATCGTTCAGACCCGTGAAAGCATGGAACGGCAGGGCAGCAGTCCCCGTGAAGTGGCTATTGCGGTGAAACAAATCTGTGAACAATTCGGTATCATGTTGCCGGATTGCTTTGTGAAGCCTGAAACCTTCACCATGAAGGATGCAATGGACATGGTGGACTTTGTGTATTCACAACCCCGTGGGAAAGGCAAGCGCAAGCCCACCTATGAAGATTATATGGCTTCACGGTCTAATCAAAAGCGCCTGAATGGGCGCTGAATCAAGAATTGAGGTGAAAAGGATGACCAACACCTTGAAGCTGAAAGCGCTGATTATGGAGCGCGGTTTCACACAGGAAGAAGTTGCAAAACGTCTGGGAATCAGCGTTCAGAGCTTGAACGCCAAGATCAACAATAAGCGTGAATTCAAAGCAAGTGAAATCACCATTATGATTGATCTGCTGAAGATTACAGACGTGAGCGCGATTTTTTTTAACCAAAAAGTGTCCTAAAAGACACCAACGGAGGAAAAATCATGAAGAAGCTGCATTTTGCGTGGATTGAACAGATTCACAGCTTTGATACCGCTGAAGAACGGGCGGCGTACATCGAAAAGCAAACGGCGCTTGCACAGCGTAAGCGCCAAGCCCCCGTTCAGGTAATCACCGAATGGGTCATGGATGATGGCCGCTTTGCCTTGCGGATTCGCAAGCCCTACAACGGGAACGAAATGGGCGAATTCGGAAGCAACCATTGAAAGGAGTGTAGACCATGAGTTTTGCAACCAATCTGAAGGCCGCAATGGAAGAACGCCGGGTCAGTCAGTCGGAACTTTCCGCTTTGACGGGTATCGGCAAATCTTCCATCAGTCAATACCTTTCCGGGAAGAACATTCCCAAGGATGCCGTGAAGCAGAAGTTGGCTGAAGCCCTTGAAACTTCTGTGGATTTCCTTGACGGCAAGAACGTTTCCCCTGATGTGAATTCTGCCGGGGAAGCCCTGAAGAACGTGCCTGTGGAACAGGCGGCAAAGATGCTGGGCAAGTCGAAACAGTTTGTTCGTGTTGCCCTTCAGCGCGGTATTGCCCCCTTTGGCTTTGCCGTGAAGGTTTCGGGTGATAAGTGGTCTTATCACATCAGCCCCCGGAAGCTGAATGAATACATGGGGGTAAGCGCATGAAGGAAAAGCAGTATAAAGAAAGCGTTATTGAACGCAATCAGCGCCTTGGAACGGCTGAAAAGATTGCTTATTTCAAGGTTAAGCAGCAACTTCCTTATGAATGCAAAGTTCAGTATGCAGAATTACGCGCCCGTGAATTTGAAACCGAATGTGCTGCAAGGGATTTGAACACCCATGTTTCCGTTGGCGGTCTGGATAGTATTACCTTGCTGTTGTTCTTGCGCAGTATTGGCATTGACCCGCCTGCAATCAGCGCTTCTTCTTTGGAAGATAAGAGCATTCAAAAGATTCACAAGATGCTTGGGGTTGAAACGGTTAAACCCCTGAAAAGCAAGGTTGAAATCCTGAAAGAATTTGGTTATCCCATTCTTTCCAAGGAAATTGCCGGAAAAATCAGCTTGCTTCAGAATCCGTCTGATAACAACGTGGTTGTTCGTCACGCCATTATCACGGGTGAAACAGGTGCTTATGGCGGTAATAGAACCAACACCCGAATGAAAATGTTACAGAAATGGCTTGACCGTTTCGGTGGAGCAGATGCAGAAGGCGCTGCTTTAGGGTATAAGGCTGCGCCTTTCAAGGTATCTGACAAGTGCTGTTATTACCTAAAGGAAAAGCCCTGTGATGATTGGGCAAAGGAACACAATTCTGTTCCTTATCTTGGTTTGATGGCAAGCGAAGGCGGACGAAGGGAAAAAAGCCTGATGATGAACGGGTGTAATTACTTTGGAAAATCCACCATTCGTTCTGCCCCATTCGCAATATTTACCCGGCAAGATTTACTTCAGCTTGCCCTTGATCTGAAAGTTCCTGTTCCTGAAATCTATGGTGAAATTGTTCGTGATGCTGATGGTACATTGCGTACTACGGGCGCACAGCGTACCGGGTGCAGTATGTGTGGTTTCGGTGTTCACCTTGAAAAGCGTCCCCATAGATTTGACCGATTGCGCAAGCAAAACCCCAAAGAATGGCATTTCTGGATGTATGACCAAGGTTGGGGTGAAGTTCTGGACTATATCGGTGTTGGTTGGGAAGATGAAGTTGACTGAATGAAAGGGTGAAATACATGGGATTTGTGTTCCTGCTGGCCTGTGTGCTGGTTGGCTTGCTGTTTCTGGCTTATGTTGAAAGCCCGGAATACGAGGAAAACCGCATGATAAACCAGCTTGTGAGGGAATCCAAGCGAAATAAAAGGCGGCGCGAACATAGCCCCAAGCGTGGGTATTCCCATGTACGCGCCGGATGGTCAGCCAATCATGATTGATTTTCTGATTAAGGCGGCAATCATCCTGTTCTTGGTTGTTCCGCTGGTTCTTTCCTGTATCTTGTTTATCGTTGGCGCTGAATACCTGAAATATCAGGAAAATCAAAGAGAGGTAAACGAAAATGAAAAAGTTTGAATTCACCGGGGAAGTCAAAACCCTGTGGTGGGGTTGCAAGGTGCAGCGCATTCGGGCGCTGGTTGAAATTGATCTGGGCTGGACGGTTGTCAAGCCCGGTGACTTGGGCGGCTGGTTGGAGAAGGAAAGCAACCTTTCCCATGATGGAAAGGCGTGGGTCTGGGGCAATGCCGAGGTCTGGGGCAATGCCAAGGTCTGCGGTGATGCCAAGGTCTGGGGC